GGCGAAATACTAAGACGGAAGCTACGGAAAGATTATGGCGAATATGTCAAGTATTCTAACCCTGGCTTCTTTATGACTAAATTCCACCGATTTTTGTGTACCGAGATACAAACATTCCTTGACACACCTACTGACAAAGCAATGGATATACTACTATTGTCGATTCCACCTCGACACGGTAAGTCATATTGCGTGACTGAAACATTACCTAGCTGGTTTTTAGCTAGAGACCCTATGGGTCACGTAATTATAGCAAGTTATGAGGGTACCTTTGCGGAGGCATTCAGTAGACGTAACCGTGATAAATTTAATTTGTATGCAGCAGACATATTTAACCAAAAAGACCGTAAAGGTAATATAATTCATAACGCCAATCCTAATAACAACGTACAAGGTATGGCGTTATGGGAAACAGAAGTTGGCGGCATATGTCGTGCAGCAGGTCTTAAGGGTGGTATTACCGGTCACGGTGCCGAATTATTTATCATTGACGACCCTATCAAAAATAAGGAAAGTGCTGAGTCGGAAACAATAATTACTAAAATACATGACGAAATGGGTCCTTCAGTACAGTCTCGTATCCATCCAGGCGGAAAGCTAATTGTAATACAAACACGTTGGGTAGAAAATGACGTAATTGGTTGGATAGAACGTAACTGGGGTGACTTCATCTATAAGACTATTAATTTACCTTGTGAGTACGATGGCGTTGAACCTTGTCCGTTAGGTAGACAAAAAGGTGACTCATTAATAGGTGAACACATGGGTGATATAGGCGTACCGCGAATTATACGAAATGATAACAAATGGTTAGTCAGTAAGAAGAAACTTGTAATATCAGGTGACGGAGAACGTACATGGAACGCGTTATATCAAGGTAAACCATCTGCACAACAAGGTAACTTATTTAACAGAACGTGGTGGCAATCATATCAACGTAACTTTAGTGATACACCTATTGATGGTACAATACGTTGGAAAGACTTTGACTATACGTTTATGTCAATAGACGCTACGTTTAAAAAGACTGAAACATCAGACATGGTTGCTATAGGTTTAATTGGAATACGTAAAGACAAGATTTACTTATGGATGCTTAAGAATAAGCGTATGGGCTTTGTTGAAACGGTTAACTACATTAAAGCTATTTGTAAACAATATGGTGATATAGACCAGTTACTAATTGAAGATAAAGCCAACGGTTCAGCTATTATTGATACACTGCGGTATATACCTGACATGCCTACTGTTATAGGTGTTAACCCTGTCGGAGGTAAGATGGCTAGAGCTCAAGCAGTAAGTCCATTCGTAAGTACTGGAACATACTTTATACCTGACGACTTTAACGATGTTGAAAACGATGAAGTTGAATGGGACAACCCAAATGAGAAACTTGGTGTACGTGAGAAGTTCATTGAACAGCATGCTAGGTTCCCATTTATGAAGTACGATGACATGGTAGATATGAATACTCAAGCACTGGCTAGAGCTATTAAAGTTATAACTGGTGAAGAGCCTATAGGCAAGAAACGTTACATTAAGTTTAACAAATGGTACCCTGATATGTGGGAGGATTATGACAGGCTAAATCCTATGGAGCAGGAAGATTTTATTGCAAGGTACGGGGCCCCTCTTGAATGGGACGATACTGAGTAAACTTACTGCAGGTATACAAAATAATTAATTAAAGATAGAATAACAATAGGAGGTTACAAACATGGGAATGAATAGAATTGATTTATACTTACAGCATAATACTGGTAGTTCCTATGTTAATACTGACGAAGAGAACGAGCTGGTAAATAAGTTTTCTGTGCTATATACGATGAGTAAAGATGCACATGAGAAACGTATGGAAGGTAATCCAAGAAACTTAGAAAAGTGGCGTAAAGCATATTACGGTACTTTAAACGCGTTAAAGGCAGATGGCACTGAAAGTGAACGTAAGAGCAAACAGTTACGTAAGCTAGTATACGAGTTAATTGAAAGTAAAGTAGATAACTCGATACCAATGCCTAAAATGATGCCTAGGTATAAAAGTGATTTACCTCTTGTAGACGTTACTGAAAACTATTTAAAGTTCGAAGTCAACGCAATATTGACTAAATTTGTGAATGACCAGAGTGAACGTGCAACATACGTTGACGGCACATCTTGGTACAAGGTATGGTGGGACAGTCTTGACAATACTCATGAACGTTCGGGTAATTGTAAGATAGAGCTTTGTTTGGCTGACCAAGTAATACCTCAACCAGGCGTTAAAGACTACAAGAAACTAGAGTACATATTTGAACGTAGGGAGTTATCTATTACGCGAATATACGATTTGTATAAACGCCTAGTAATACCTACTGAAGGTAAGAGTACTGTAACAGTAATTAGTTGTTATTATTTAAATGAAAAACGCATTGTAGGACACTTTATGTGGTGCGAACAGACTCAACAAGTTATTTGTAATGAAGAGGACTGGCAAATTCGTAAATTACGTACTTGTACTAAATGTGGTACAGTTAACCCACAGGGCGATGAATGCCGTTATTGCGGTGCTAAATCATTTAAGTATGAGAACGCTGAAAAAGAGATACTTGATACGGACTTATATCAAATATACAATCCGTATGACGTAGGGGAAACTGACGACGAAGGCGAAAAAGATAAAATGGAGGCTAAAGTATTTTTAACTAAAGGCACTGAAATTCCGTTCTACCGAGTATCGCAACTACCATTTGTACCTAGACCTGCTATAAGCTCACTTGACAGCCTGTACGGTATAAGTGAGGTATTTATAGTACTTGACATGCAAGATAGTGTTAACAAAATACTTACTAAAGTTGAAGATAAAATACTTAAATCAGGTAACGTAATTACTAAACCTAAGAAAGCTAAATTAGGCAACTTAGACGATACTACTAAAGTACTTGACGTTAATAGTGCTGAAGAAGCCTCTATGTTACAGTCTAAAGAGATTAGAGCTGATGTTCAACAGGACTTAATAGTAGTTGGTTTAACTGATACTTCAGCTAGGGGTTCTAGTGGTATTACTGAAAGTTTCCAAGGTAAACGTGACTCAACAGCTACTAGTGGTGTAGCTAGAGAACAAGCTACTGCACAAACTGCAAGTCGTATAGAGTCGTTAAGAGTTATGAAATCAGCTGCTATGGCTGGAGTATACGAATTAATACTTAAGTACTTATTGGCATTTAGCGATGAAAGTAGAAAATTCGTAAAAATACTACCAGATGGTGGCGAAGTAGAAATGCAATGGAATAAATACATGTTCTTAGAGAAAGACAGATACGGTCAAATTTATTACCGTGATGACTTTACATTCAACAGTGACCCTGCTGCTACATTAAGTCAAAACAGAGTACAGATGTGGCGTGAAACGCAAGACAAGTTTATTTCAGGTGCATTCGGTAACCCATCAGACCCTAGAGTATTAAAACTATTCTGGAACATAATGTATTCATTACAGTATCCGCTTGCTAAAGTAGTTATTGCAGGAATTACTAATAATGAACAGCATTTACCATCTGAAATAGAACAGGCTATAATGGGTAATCCACAAGCACTACAAGCTGCTATGGCTGTAATAGAAGAAAGTAAAAGTGGTAGTGGTGGCGCAAGACCTAACAGTGGTCCAGCAGGTAACGGTGCTACACATCGTACTAATGTTGAACGTACTAATCAAAGGAACGCTGCACAAAACAGACCTGATGGCGGTACAAGTGCACAGCAATTAGTCCAGTCAGGAGGGGTATAAAATGAGAGTTAACGGTAATGAATTAATTGTACATCGTAATGAAACATTTACTATTGACAAAGTATTACTAGCTAAAGACGGAGCTCCATTCATTGTAAGCTCACGATTAGAGAACCCGTATATTTGTATAACTGTAGCATCAAGTAGATACGACCAGGATGGCAAATACGAACACACTTGGTGGTTAGACCAGTCATTAGGTTATAATACAAACGGCGATTTAATAGTACCGTTAGTTAGATTTAATAGTACATCACCAATACATTTAACGGGTGATAGCTGGGATATACCACTACCTACTAACCCCAACACA